TAAATATATTATTTTTTTGATTTCTTTACTACTTTTTTCCATTTGTCTTCGCATTTCTTTTTGACTCCCCACTCTTCAGCTAGTTCTATATTTCCTTTTGGAATTAAAACTTGACCTTGTTTATAAGAAACTGTTATGTCTCCGTTATAAGTACTTGTTGAATACCAAATTTTTAAATGATCTCCTTCTAGAAATTCTACTTTAGTTTTTTTAGTTTTTTCCATATTATTTACATTTACATTCTTGTTTCAATTTGTCTACTTCTGCTTTTAGTTCTTGTATTGACTTAACTAATAAAGGAACTATTTTAGAATAATCAACTCCTTGCATTTCTTCTGCATCTTTTTCTCCACTTACTGCATCTGGTAAAACTTCTTGAAGTTCGTGAGCCATAACTCCATAACTTCTGTTTTTATCTGATTTCCATTTAAAGTCATAAACAGGTATTTTAGAAACTTTATCAAGTCCATTAAAGTCTTTTAAATCTTCTTTTAATCTATAATCTGAAGAAGTGTTGTATGAAGTTGAAGAACCGATTGTTTCAATATTCCCTACAACACCATTTGCATTATAAAAAACGTGATGACTTCTGCCACCTGTGCCAATTCTTCTTGTTTCTATACAGTTATTATCTCCACCCCTTAAAGCAACATAAGCACCACTTGCTGCAGCAGGTAAAGTATCTCCACCTACCAAAACATTCCCTCCAGTATGTTGTAAAATAACAGCATTTGAACTACCTGTTTTTATATGTAAATCTGAATGACCTGCAGATGTTGCATAAGTTGTTTCTATTATTCCATTAGTTCCATTATGACCCATCATCATCCATTTGTCATTTGTTGCAGCTTCTACAACATAACCATAAGAACTTGCACCTGTTTGTTTTAAACCTACACAGCCTGAACCATCTGAACCTGGATTATATGACCATCCATTTATTGCAAGTCTAACACCAGATGAATTACTTCCAATTCTAATAAATCCTGAACTGTCTATACGCATTCTTTCTATGCCTCCGTTAGTGTGAAAACCCATATAATTGTCAGAACCGTGTACATAAACAATTCCACCCGTATATTGGTCGGTAGTAGTTAAACCATCTGCAAAATTTATAGAACCTTGAGCTCCAGTTGAACTATAAAGAGTTAAACCCGCAGAATTGCTACCGCTTCCAACTACTAAATGTGGTGCGTTCACTCTTTGATTAAAAGATGAAGGGGATGTATATCCTATTCCTACATTCCCAGAACTGTCTATACGCATTCTTTCTTGAACTCCACTTGCACCAGTTCTTGTACTAAAACTCATATAAGAGTTTCTGTCTCCTGAAGCATCCCACGCTTCTTCTTTTCCAACAGTTATCTCTCCTGCATCGTTTAACCCTGCCACATAACTTCTGTAATGTCTAAATCTTATTGTAGAGGTTTCTGTTCCAGCATCACTTGTATTATTGTTGTCAATAACAAGTTGTACGCTGTTTGTATCAGTTTCTTCTAAAGTTAAAAGGTGCGTAGGCGAATCAGTTCCTATTCCTACGCTTCCATTTCCTCCATTTAAATACAATATATTATCAGTACCATTACTTCCAAATGTTCTAAATTTAATATTCCTAACATTAGCTAAAGTTGTTCTTTGTGTTGTAGAAATAATTAAATCATTTTCTGCTGAATCATCTGTAATTTGTAAAGCGTGATTTGAATCACTACCAATTCTTGCATTGCCAAAAACATCTAAATCTGTTGTTGGTGTTCCTTTTATCCCTACGTTTCCTGCAAAAGTTGCCCTTGATAAAGCATCAAGTGTTAAAGAAGTGTTTCCTTGATTTATAAAACCAATTTGATGTGTTCCTGTTCTTGACATTCCAGTATTTGTATCACTTGCAAAACTATAAGCAGGATTATTATTAGAAGCATATATTGTTCCTGCAAAAGTTCCATCTCCCCCATTACTAACAGAAAATTTTTCACTTGCTGATTCATTAAAAACAACTAAACTTTTAGTAGAAGTTGCACCTAAATATCCTTCTACTGTACCTCCTATTTTTAATTCTACTAAAGCAGTAGCACCACCTGTTCTATTTAAAGATAACGGTGTGCCTGAAGTTGAAAAAGTTGCTGAATCTGCATTTATAGCTCCTGTTATATCAACTCCTGTACTTATAGTACTTAATTTTTGGTTTCCTCCGTGATATAATCTAACATAGTTATTTACATCGGCTGCAATAGCTGTCTTTGCAGAAGTACCTAAATTAAAAAATGTTGAAGATAATCTTATATGACTATCTGATATAATAGCTTCGCCTTGACCTGCTTGAGCAGCAGAATCGTAATAAATTTGAAAATCATTTGAATCTCCTAATCTTATTCTTTTATCGTCTGGAAAATTTAAGTTTCCTGCTATAACAGTATCTCCTGTCGTAGCATTTACTGTAAACTTATCTGTGTTTACTGCAAAGTCTCCTATAACCGAAGCTCCTAGCGTAGTACTTAAAGAACCTGTAACTGTTAAAGCCGTTCCGCTTTCAGAAACTATAGAGTCAGTTAAAGTAGTAGCTGTATTCCAAACAGGTAAGTTTCCTGGAGTTCCTTGTCCGTCTATTTGAGTATGATCTAATTTCGACCAAATATTATCTGCACCTGCTATAACCCAGTCTCCTATAGCCCAATTTGCATTTCCGTTTAAACTAGTTGTACCTCCTACACTTACAACGTAATAGTGACCTTGTACTAAAAAAGGACTAGCGTCAATAGTATAAGCCTCTCCGCTTAACATTATATCTGCATCTAAAGTTAAAGAAGTATTACTGTCTACGTTTGTAACTAAAGCACTTTGTCCGTCAACTTGATTTATTACTTTGTCTCCAACGCTAACTGTAGTTAAGAAATTTTGACTAGAATCAATTAACTTATCTGCACTTTGTCCTGTTGTCGTTCCTGAATCTACTTCGCCTCCTCCACTAGTTAAAGTTGGAGTGTTAGTTGCAGCATCCCACGTTCCCTGGAATTGAAGACCATTTGCTATGCCGTTTATTTGTGACTGTAATTTTCCAATACCTTCTAGAATTGAATCTGAAGCCTGTACTGTAGAGGCAGCAGGAGTTGGTAGTCCTGTTAATACTTTTCCTGTAACTGCTGAGTTTGTTAAAGTAACTGCTCCTGATATATTTGACGTACCGTCTACGCTACTTAAAGTACCTGTAGCTTCTCCGCTTATAGAAAGGTCTCTTGCAGTTTGCCACGCTGTAGCTGTATCTGCATTTCCTGTTAGGTCTCCTGTAACGTTTCCTTGTAAGTCTCTATGCACTGTAGAAGGTAAACTAAATGTAGTAGTTTGACCACTTACTGCAGTTATAACTTGATTAGTTGTTCCTTGTAAAGTTAAAGTTTGAGTGTTTAGGTTTACGTCTCCTGTTCCTGTGTCTCCTGCTATATCTAAGTCTGAAGCTGCATCTAGTACATCCACGTAAGCTGTTGTCGCTACTTTTGTAGAATTATCTCCTGCAGTTTGTGTTATTGCTGTAGAACCGTCTGGTAAATCAACACCTGCTGAATCTAACGCTATTGTTAAAGACTGTCCTGAAGCTGTTGTAGTTATTTCGTTACTTGTTCCTTGTATAGAAAATACTTGAGTATTTAAGTTAACAGCACTGCTAACAGACCCATCACTAAAATCAAGATCACTAGCCGCATCTAAAGTGTCTACATAAGCAGTAGTAGCAACCTTAGTTGAGTTGTCTCCTGCAGACTGAGTTACTGCGGTTGTAGCTGTGTTAATCGTTCCGTTTAAGTCTCCTGAGAAAGTAGTACCTGTATAAGTTCCGCTAATTGTTACATCATTAGGAAGTCCTATTTGTAATTGTTGACCACTTGCAGAAGTTTCAATTTCATTACTAGTTCCAACTATAGCAAAAACCTGAGAGTCTAAGTCGACTGCTCCTGGATTTGTTCCGTCTGAAAAGTCTAAGTCCTGACTAGTTACGTGAGTGTCTACATAATCCTTAACTGCAGCCGAAGTAGGTAGGGAAGTGTCATTATCGTTATTAGATATGCCGTCTGCCTCATTAACAAGTTTATTGATAGTCACAGCATAAGCAGTTGCTTTGAAGTTAGAAAACTCTAACGTACCTGTAGACTTGAGGTCTCCGCCTGTGTTTAGAAATACACCTGAATTATTCCCTAACCCATCCGACAGTTCTTTTAAAGCTCCAGTTAATACATCATTATCTGAAGTTTTAATTAAACTTTTATATGTTAAACTAATTTTATTTCCTGTTAATGTACTCATTTCTTTAAATTTTTTAGATAAACTATTAACTTTTTTAAGTTCTTGTTTTTAATGTTATATTGTTTTTTCATAATACCCAACCTACCCAATTAGCTTCCGTATCTGGGTACATATCGTCATTACTGTTCGAGTAGTACTCAGGAAATTTTGTAGAAGCGTTATAATTCATATAGTCTATAAATCGTCTAGTATAGAAGTCAGCAAAGTCTCTATATTTTTGTACTAGGAAATCTATCTCATCTTTAGTTGGCAGTTCTGCATTTTCAGACCTGTGTCTTAATGTCCCACCTTGTTTAGTAGCATAGTTTCCAAAAGGAAGAAAATCTACCATAGCAAACATTATTAACATAGGCTGTACGTATTCATTAACTAAATGATAATAGTCTGGATTATCTTGTTCTGTTAAAGTTCCGTTTGTTATTAATGTAGAAATCTTATTGTATAACTCAGTACCTAGATAGTTCTGAATGTGCATCTGCTGTGCAATTTTAATAAAGGGCAGCAGCTTGTCAGTATCTACCGACCCATCAATTATGGTATTTCTTACTAAGTCTGTTCTTGATATAAATAATGCTGTAGCCATTTTTCTTATTTTCTATAATTAGGGTCTAAACTCCACCAGTCGTTTTTAGGCTGAGCAACTTGAGCAACTTCAGGAACATTAGTTTTTATTTCTGCTTCTTTTTTTAGACTAGGGTCTAAAGCTGCAATTTTACGTCTAGCTTCTGCGACTGTTATTCTTTTATTGTTTTTCTTTAAATATGTTCTACGCTCCCAGTAATGCTGACAATTAACTCCTCCTTTGTATAACCAAAGATTATAAGTGTTTTGACCTTTTGGAGCTAACTCAGAATTTGCAGAGCTTTCTTTGTTTAAGTCTTCCATTCTGTAAACTTTTTGAGCAGACCACATTTTACGACAAAATTCTCTTTGAGGATTATTACTGCCGTAGTATCTGTAACGTACTTTTAATATACTAGTGTCCTGAGAACTTTTTTTGTTAGGAGTACTTCTAGGAACTGAAGCTAAGTCTGTAGCAAAATTTAAAGACTCATTTAATATTTCGTCATATTCATTTGCAGGTCTACTGTCTATTAATTCATAGCCTTTCATTTCTTCGTCTTCTCCTTTATCCTCTAACTCTTCTAGGATAGCCTTTGTTAAGTCTTCTGTAATATGTAAAGGAACACAGTTAGGCACTTCTTTTCCGTCTTTTATTTTTGTTCCTATTTGCTCGTATCCGTCCCAACAAGGAGCTTTTAATTCAGTATGATCTTGACAAGGCATATAATAAGTCTTACCGTCTAGCTCGTGTTCGTGATAACCCATACAACCTATCTCGTTAGCTTTATTCTCAGCCTCTTCTATAGTCTCGTAAGCCTCTTTTCCGTCTATAATTTTAGAGAAAGAAAACTTTTGTCCTGTCTCCTCTTCTATTTGTTCTTTATTAGTAGCATTAGTCAGGTCGTTAAATTCTAACGGCTGAAGAGTTTTAAAGTATAAATTAAGGACGATCTCGTTGTAGGCAAGTATTTCATCAAACGCATTTAATAACATCTGCTGAAAGGGTCTTATGACGGTATTATCCATAAGCGTACTAGCAGTAACAATTTCATCTGCATTATTTCCAAAACCTGTCATATCTTTTATTCCAAATAAAATAGGACTAGTAACCCTGTGAGCTACCATTATTTTTTTCATTGACTCAGTAGATAAAAATTCATATTGCTGAGGAGCGTCACTTAACTGAACTGTCTCCATAGTTGCAGCCGAATCTGCAGAGTCATTAAAAGCCAGGATAAACCTTCCTGCATTACTAGTACCTTGATATTTAGCAGCTATTTTTTGTTCTATAATATTTCTTTCCTCTTCTGTTGGAGTTCCATTATTAAAGTTCAGGAGCATACTAGGAGCTAAACCATTCATAATGTTGTTTAAATGATAGTTAGCAATTTCCTCTTCTAGTTCACAGTATTGGATTCCTCCTTGATAATCTACAGGACTATAATATTTAAACCCTGCTCTATAAGGTTTTATATATAATACTTCAATTTCTTGTTTAGACGAACCAAACACAGGTAAACGCTCCAGGTAATCTCCTTGTTTATATTCTGACCAGTCATAGTAATAATAGTAAGCAGGTATTTCTCCCTCTTCATTACATTTTTCTGCTCTTAAAGTTTCTACTGGTAAGTGTTCTACTTGAGCTATTCTAGAATGGTCTTGACTGTAAATAATTTGCATTGCACATTGACCCATTAGTTTTAAGTCACTAGCTAGTTTTTGCTGCATTTGTTCAGAAATCAAAGATTTCATTTGTGCATACTCTTCAGGCTTCTGACTTGAGTCTGTAGCATCTAGAAATTTTCCTACTATCATAGCAGAGATTCCGTTTATAATAGCATTGTTTGTCGCAGACCCATTGTAACGGTCTATAAGGAACTGAAAGTAATCATTGTCAGCTCCGTAACCTATCCAGTCCTGATTAGATACTTCTTTTATTTCTGGAGTTGTATACGTGCTTAATTGTAAAAATTTATAATCCATTTTAATATATTATATAATCGTTATTTCCTGAAGTGTTTATAGTATACTGTCCTAAATTCATATCATAATAATTATTAGTAGCCTGGTCAATAGTTTGATCTGTACAGAAAATTTTATCTCTAAATATAACTGTTCCGCTAATATTACTAATTTTAAGATCGTAAAATCTACCTTCAATTAAGTTTAAATTCATTGTAATATACATCAAATCATTTGTAATTACTATACCCGCTTCGTCTTCCCAGTCATAATTAGCTAAATTCCAGTCAAACGTATTAGTGTTCCACTCCGCACCTGTAGTTAAAACACAAATCTCTTCATTAGTACTTTCATCTCTAATACATATCGTAGCATCTGTTACATATTCTCTAGGAATAACATTAAAAGTTTGCTCACTAGTTTGAGTAGTTAAAACTATCATTTCTTGCTTTATAGTATAACGTGCTTTTTATTTATTTTGCATCTATACTATTTATAAAAAAAATAGGGAGATTTCTCCCCCTATAATTTAATTAAACACAGAATAGTATTTTATGATGGGCTAATAGAAGCTCCTATCGTAATTGCACTTATAACTCCAGTTGCACAGAAAAATGCAGGAAGTTGCTCTTGAGCAGTAAAAGTCATATTGAATCCTGTAAAGTCTGCTAACGCAGTTCCAGTTCCAATAGTCCCTGCTGAAGTGTCAGCACCGTTGTACGCTCCAACTAAGAAATAATTTCCGTTGAAGTCTTGCACGAATACGTGAGGATTTCCTTTAGCTACATCTTGTAACTCAGCTTGAGTTTCTTTATCTAATTTTTGAAATTGTACGTTGACATTTTGGTCATAGTATACAGTTCCATTTTCTGCAGAGGCAGTAATCGTTTGCTCTAACCCTGAAGAACCTGGCTTAACTAAATACTCAAAACCTGAAGGAGTTGAACTAATTGCAGTCACTTCCGCTCCTGTAATTGTCAAGTCTCCTAGTAAACCATAGTCAACTAGAATGATAGATTTTATTCCTCCTACTCCTTTAGTACAAGGTAAATTTCTACCAGTTGATAATATTGAACAGCTCATATTTATATTTTTTTAAAAAAAAAGGGTAAGTAGGTCGACCCCACCTACCCTAAATTTTGGTTAATTTAATTTATTAAGAATAAACTACAACGTCAGAAGAGATACCATAGTTTACAGAACCAGAGAATCTTGCGATAACTCTTGCGTTTTGTGAACCGTCTAGGTCTCCCATATCTAGAAGTTTTACTTCATTCATATTTGAAACTAAAGAAGTTCCAAAGAAAATATTTGATCTTTCTGCAGCAAACATAGTGTTGTTAGCCATTCCTGGAGCTACAAACACTTTTACTCCGTCAAAAGATAAAGAACCATTGTTCCACCACTGCGTACCCATATTGTTTACACCGTTAGCTCCTAGTCCATTTGCTCCGAATCCTCCTAATTGTCTTACATAAGCTCTTGCTACGTTTTGAGATACATATAAGTATAAGTCCTCTTTTCCGTATAAAGCAGAAGGAATTTCATCAACAACTTTACCCATTTCAGCAATTACGTTAGCAGCGTCAACACCACCTGCAATTGCAGTAATTTTTTGAGCAGCAGGAATAGTAGCGTCAGCAGCAGCTAAAGTTACTAGTCCGTCATATTCTCCTGCATTAGCATTAACACCAGACCAGATAGTTTGTTCTGTTTTTTGTGCAATTTCTGCAGCAACGTGAGCTAAGATAAAGTCAGCAAACGAAGGAGGCAGATTTTTGAATCCAGAGAATCCCATACTTTGCGCTTCCCAGTCAGATAAAAAGTCTTGCTTACATAATTGTAAGTTAACTTGTAGGTTAGTTGGCTCAAGTATTCTTTCTGTTAAATCTATTGTAGACGTTGGAGAAAAATCACAAGTAGCGTCAACTACTAAATTGTTAGTAGATACTTTCTTAATAACTTCTTTATAGTTAATATTTGGTTTTACAGAGATACCACCGTCCTCGATAGTACTAGCAGATAAAAGAGCAGCCGCAATATATTGATTTGCGAACTCTCCTGCATAAGTAGTAGTAATGTTAGTAGTAGTAGCTAAATTTACATTTCTTTTCATTTTATTATTTTTTATTGATATTATTTAATTTAGACAGAACTCTATCCATTGTTGTTTGAGGTCTGTTTTGTCCATACGTAAACCCTTCATTTTGTTGTTTAGAGGGTGCGTGAGCTAAAGGTTTTCTAGCAGGAGTCTTAGACATTTTTTCTTTTACTTTGTCTACTTCGCCATATTTCTTTTTAAGCTCTTCAATTTCTTCTTTTACTTCCTCGATAATTGGGGATACTACTTCTACAACTGCAGCAACTATATCTCCAACTTCGTCTATTACTTCTTCAGGAGCTTCAACGATAATTTCTTCTTCTTCTAAATCTTCCTTAATGTCTTCTTTTTCGTCTTTGATTCCGTCTTTGTAACCTTCTTCTTCAGCTTCATCTATTGACTCTAATCTTAGTTCGTCAATTAAGCCTTCTTCTTTTACTATTAACATTCTACCGTCTTCTATCATATACTCGCCTTCTGGTAAAGGAACTCTTGAGTCTTCAGTGACAATAAAAACGCTTTCTCCCTTATCGTAGCTATCGGCAAATATTCTAGTACCGTTATCCAGGATAAGTTCTTCTAGTTCAACCTGAACTCCTAGGAGCGTGTTGATCTTTTTTAACATTTCACTTGCTTTCATTATTTATTATTTAATTATTAATGTTTATTATTAATTCCAGAAATTTCCCATTCCTGTATAGTCAGTCACTTCTCTATATTTAGATTTTGCTTCGTCTGATAAACTCTGAGCATTATCTACTCTTTGTTTTAAATTGTCATAATCGTAGTATACTTCACTAGGAGGTATACCTAACTCATTTGCAGCAATTTCTAATTTATTTAAACTTTCTTTTAATATTTCTGCAGACTCTTCTAAATATCTTACACTACCATTTATTACATAGTCGTCTAAATTATATTTCATTCTAAAGTCATCGTAAGCGTCTATTACTTCGTCTCCTAACTCGTAAGCTAAGTAACTAGCGTCTGACTCTGCTTCCTCAAAACTATCTACTTCATTTTCAATGTCATCTACTAAGGATAAGTCTATTTTTCTTTTTGTGCTTAATACTGCGAAAACCTTATTGTCTTCTGAGTATAGTTTGTTAAGTATGTTTTTTAATGCTTTCATTTATTTATATTATTATTCAAGTTCGTATAATCCTTCTGCAGCATTTTGTATTCTGCTTTCTGTTTCAGCTAATAAATTTCTATTCGCTTCTATTTGACTAATGTTTGCTTTTAAATCTCCTGGAATTTCTAACCCTAAATCATTAAAAGACCTAACTATGTCTTCAGATATTATGTTAGCCGCATCAATTTCTCTTAAAATATCAGTTACTATAAGAGTTTTAGCGTCTATTTGTCTAGCTAAATTTCCTAAGTCATCAATTAAACTGTTTGTTTGTAAATCTATATTATTAAATATACTTTCAAAATCATCAACTAAAGCTAAGTCTACTTTTTTAGATAGAGTTTCTTT